GCCACCACTCATAAAGCTTGCGCCCCTTCTCCTGATGAGGATTAGGCGGCATGGTCTTCTTCTTGCGCTCAATGAAATCAGCATTCCATTTCTGCTGTGGAGTCAACTCAGGCTCATCGGGATCGGACGAATCTGCGGTGGGGGACGCACTCGGAGAATATGAAGGATCGCGTTCGCAACGGAGGAGATCACAACGCGAACAAGACAGAGTGTCTTCGGGGACACCTACTGGTCGCTCCCAATCTCGCAGGGTCCGAGCAACGGCGTCTATGCAAAGCGTGTCGCCAGGCAAGGACGACTATCTGGAGGCGGGGCGACGGCGACATGCAAGAGATTTCGGATCGTCATTATCGGAGGATTATGACCCCGAGGTGATCGTGGCGTCCAAGCAAGGCAGCTTCCTGGGCCATACGCCGGATCACAAGATCCCCGAGTACCTGGAGCACCTGCGGGGCAAGGTCCGGGGCCAGAACATCAGCATGGGTGAGTTGTCAGATCTGCAGGGGCTGGCTGAGCACGGCTATATCCACCCCGACGACATGGAGCTGCATGAAGCTGCCGGGACCCCGGAAGAGGACTTCATGAGAGGGCAGGATCGAGACCCAGAGCGCGATCCCTTCGACCCTCGCCAGTTCGGGGCCAGTCGCCGGGCCAATTACGAGGATATGCCCGAGCACAACCCGGCCATCGGTGCCCACGACGCCGACGCCGACTGGCATCTGGACCGGGGCAACAACATGGCCGCCTGGGCGCTGCACAAGGAGAAGCAGCACGGCAAGCCGCTCAGTGAGTTCACCGACGACGACTGGGCGATTGCTGGAGAACCGCCGCGCCGCCAGGCCGTCACGCTGCTGGACCCCCGTACCGGCAACTACCACCGGCTGATCGATCCCGGCGAGCTGGACGACGGCGAGGACCCCGGTCACCCCACGTTCCGTAAGCCACCCAAGGACTGGGCACGCAGAGGGGATGGTGCGAAGTGGACCAAGAGTCCCATCGGCAGCTGAGTACCGTGGCCCAGGGGTTGTGCGAGGTCTGCAAAGAACTCAAGGAGCTGGCCTACACCGATCCGGTGGGCCGGGAGTACTGCCTGGACTGCTTTTCCACGCTGCCGATTCCCACCGCCAGCCGCATAGTCGAGTATCTGATGCTGACCATCCCGTTCGCCATCGGGGATCGTGTCGAGTGCCGTACCGCCGGGGTGCTCTACGACGGCATCGGAGTCATCGAGGACATCTCGATTGAGCTGGAGCACTACGGGACGCCGACGTTCCCCTCCTTCAAGGTGCACCTCACCGAGAAGGCCTACCCGGAGTGCCCGGACTACGTGTACTACATGGAGAGCCAGCTGAAGAAGGTTGAGGAGTAATGGCTTCTCCCCTTGTCCCTGCGAGCGGCAACTGGAGCAATGAAGCGGCCCGGTTGCGTTCAGCGGGTTACACCATGCCGCGTAGCCCCGTGCAGGCCCGGCTAGAGGCCAAGAAGGTGGCCGATACGGTGGCCTCGGGCTCGCTGACCGACATCGCCAACCGCAAGGCCACCGCCGATATGCGCCGCGCCCGGATGGCCGCCAACCGGGGTGCCAGCATGGGCATGACCCGCACCGCTTCCGACATGATGATGGCGCTGCCCAAGATGCGCCTGCCCGGGGCCTCGCTGGTAGACAAGGGCATCCCGATCAATGTTTCCGACCCCAAAGAATTGATAGAGATCAGAAGATGGGCAAGACTGTTCTACAGTACCCATGATTTGATTCCTCTGTTGATTGATATATATGCTCGGTTCCCTGTAGTTGGATTAGAATTTCAATGCAAAGACCCATCCATCGAGAAGTTCTATACCTCTATGTTTCTCGATGAACTCAACTATGAAGAATTTCTCCCAGAATGTATTGGTCGAGAATACTTTGTGGCCGGAGAAGTCACGACACTCGCTCATTTCGATGAGTCTCTCGGGATGTGGACGGCCGAGGAGATCCTCAACCCCGATCACGTCGCGGTATCCAAAAGCCTGTTCGTCCAGCAGGAGCGGGTGCAACTGCTGGTCAAGGAGATGGTCGAGGGCCTGCGCAACGGCCCGATGGGCCGCCTGGATGCCGACGAGCGTCCTTCTGAGCGACTGGAGCGCAACTGGGAGTACAAGCAGCTGGCCCGCAACTACCCGGAGATCTTAGAGGCCGCCGCCCGCGACGACGGGCTGGACATCGATGAGGCGGTCTGGAGTCGCCTGGTCAACAAGGCCAACCCGTGGGACAACCGGGGCACCCCGTTTTTGCTGCGCTCCTTCCGCACGCTGTTGATGGAAGAGAGTCTCAACGCCGCCCAGGACGCGGTGGCTGATCGGCTTTACTCCCCGATGGTGCTGGCCACCATGGGCATCGAGAACATGGGTGACGGCGAGCCCTGGATTCCCTCCCAGGCCGAGCTGGACAACCTGCGTGACGACATGCAGACCGCGCTGTCGGCCGACTTCAAGCTGCTGGTGCACAACCTGGGTGTGGAGGTGCAATCGGTCTTCGGCCGCGAGAGTGTCCCCAACTTCGATAGTGATTATGATCGTATTGATGCCAAACTTATGCAGGCATGGGGTATTGGTCAAGCACTTATTATGGGTGGTACTGGGGCTGGTGGAACATACGCATCTTCTGCATTGAACCGTGAAGTGTGTGAATTGTTGATGAAAGGCTTTCAGAAGAAGGTCATTCGTCATATGCGCAAGCGCATGGAGGTCATCGCCGAGGCCCAGGAGCACTTCGACTACGAGCTGAAGGGTGGCCTGCGGGTGCCGCTCTACCGCGAGATTGTCGAGGACATCCTCGATGACGACGGCAACCCGACCGGTGAGCAGCGCATCGTGCGTGCGCCCAAGCTGTTGATCCCCGAGGTCAAGTTTGACTCGCTTAACCTGCGCGACGAGGCCACCGAGCGTGCGTTCATCGGCCAGCTCAAGGCCTACGGGGTGCCGGTCAGTGACAAGTCGCTGGCGGTTAACATCGAGGTGGACTTTGAGCAGGAGCTGGAGCGCGAGGCCGAGGAGACGGTCAAGAAGGGCCTGGCCAAGGCCCAGGCTTTTGCCAAGATGCAAAAGCTCTGCGACGCCCAGCAGCTACCTTACCCGCCCGAGCTGGTGGCTCATCTGCAGGCCACCCTGCAGCTGCGTCAGGGTCTGGCCCAGACCGACGAGCTAGAAGACCAGGCCAAACAGATGGACATCCAGACCAAGCAGATGATGCCCGCCGGGCAGCTGGGCGTGATGCCCGGGTATGCCGCTCCCCCGCCCGAAGAGGGCGTAGAAGGCCAGGACCCCGGCATGGGGGCGATGCCCCCACAGGGGGCGCTGCCACCGGGCTCGGACATGCAATCGGCCCCGCCGATGATGGGCTCCCCGGGCGGCTATCCGATGGCCGCCGATCCCTCGATGATGGAGGGGCAATCTTCAGCTGAGACTCCCGTAAATCGTAGCCGTCCGGTAGAGTCCGACGAGCAACGTGCCAATGCCCCCCGTGCCGCTTCGGCGACCCAGCGGTGGGCAGAGCGGGTGAACGGCTCCCGGATCAAGAAACGGTCCAGGTCCAAGTTTGAGATCGGTCCCTCTAGCCGGGGTCATTCTCGCCACGTCACCCCCGAGCAGGTTGAAGCGGCGGTACGACGGCGGGAGATGTATGCCAAGGGGGCCATCAGTGTTTCACAACTGGTTGATTCGCCTGATTTTTACCGTATGATCAATATGACTGGCCATCGTCACGAGATTCAGGCGGATTGGCCGGAAATCCGAGCAGGTGGGGCCAAGGAAAGTGCTGACCTGCTCAAGGACATGGTTGAGCAGTACGTGTACCTTACGGGCGATTCAGTAGTGTGGGATTAGAGATACCATGGGACTGATAAGTGATGTCAGGTCGGTAAGTATGGCATTGGCGGCAATCCCGTTCCGGATCATCGGCGACTACCTCAATCGGCCGCCGACCATCCCTCCGGCAGTGATCTCGTCATCGGGACAACTGGAAAGCGGAGATGTCGATCCCCTCGGCAGTGACGAGAGCGAGCTTGCCGGTCAATGGCCCGAGGAAGAGTGGAAGTCCATTCAGCGCTGTGAGAGCATCCGGTGGCGGAATTTTCTTCCCGAGGAACCAGACAAGAGGCTTGCTGAGGAGAAAGTTGTCCGAATTCAATGGGGTCTTCGGCTGCCGAATGGCGAGGTGCATTGGGATACCTGGAGCGGTATCTCTTTTTTTACACCGCTGGATCGTCTGAAGATGGTGGCCACACTACAGAAGACTGCATTGGATATGGGGTTAAATGAGGGTGATCAGACAAAGGAGTTTCTAAATAAGTATAGTTGGCAGACACGAGAGCAAACGAGTAGGATCAGTTACTGCAATACTGTGTCCTATGCTCTGACCGATCCAGCGGTCTCTGCTGCTCCTGAGGAAATTCCCAATGATGACGACCCCCAAGGCAATTCACCCCATGACAACTCCTTCTATCCCCATCGAGACCTTCACCCGGGATTTGTGGGAGGCGATGCGTGATGAGATCCACGAGCAGGTCGGGTCCCGGTTCACCCCCGAGATCTTCGATACTCAGTTCCCCACCTGGGAGAACCTCTCTTCTGAGATTCGGCATCAGAAAATCATCATCGCCCGTGATGAACTGCTGAAAGTTCTAGACCGGGCCGGGTATCGAGTAACACGAAAGGGAAAGGGAGATGGGGCGCACGGAAAAGAGTAAGGAGGTGGCGCGGTGAGTGACTTTCGTTGGTTGCTGATCGAGCTGATTCCGGTCTCGCTGTATTATTTGATCGCGCTGATCCGCTTATTGGTCAGCGGTCCTGCTGGGTGGAGGAGAGTGCCGTGATTATTCTCGGAATTATTCTGTTGGTGGCCGGGTATCTGATCCCGTTGCCGATCCTGATTACCATTGGCTGGATTCTGGTGGTCGTCGGGGCAATTCTGTGGATTCTGGGCGCGGTGGGACACGGTGTCGGCCCGGGCTGGGGCCCGCGCGTAGGGGGACGGCGGTACTGGTGGTGACCTCTACCAACACAGCACGAAAGATTACTGATCTGTTTTATTACGCTCAGCCTGTTGAGAGTAATGATCAGGTTGTCTCATTAACGGAGTACCTCAATCGCCATGGGGTGACGGCCTACGCCGAAGGCAACGATCAGGTGATCGTTCCGCTGGACAAGCCGTCTAAGACCATTGAGGTCTATACGCTGGTCCAGACCTGGCGCAAGTTCTGGGAAAGCTCCGACAAGGGTGTATTCAGTCTCCCGATCTACGCCAAGGACTAAGGTGACCTTCTGGCTGGTCGGTCCCGACCATCTGGATACCGGTCATCGGTACGCCGACGCCGATCAGGCGAAGGAAACCGGTGGAATGGTGGCCTTATACCCCCGGGCCGACGATGCCGACAAGCTCGCCGTGCCCGGGGGAGAGCCCCCCGAGGATCTGCACGTCACCCTGGTCTATCTCGGTGAGGACGTGTCCGATCTGGACCCCACCGACCTCTACCATGCGCTGGATCGAGCTTTAGACACCACGACCGTGATCACCGCCCGTATCCTGGGTCATGCGCTGTTCAACCCCGATGGGGGTGTGGACGGGGAGCAGGAGCCGTGCGCGGTCTATCTGATCTCGGATGCCGAGCAGCTCGATGAGCTGCACACCGCCGTGCTGGCGGCGGCCCAGGACACCGTGCCCCAGCTGCATGCGCAACATAAACCCTGGATTCCCCACATTACCGCCGGGTATGATCTTTCTCCCGGCACACTCAGCTATACCGGTCCTATCCTGTTCGACCGGGTGGGTCTGGATTTTGCCGGGCAGACTCATTTCTTCCCGCTCATGGGTGCCACCAACACCTACTGACCTGTAACCCCCGCGCCAGCTTCCCCCAAAAGGTAGGGACATCCCTATCGCCAGAGGAGGCTGCCGTGCACACAGAGGGAACTCGCGTTCACACCCCTCACGGCATCGGAACCATCACCGAGGTGGACAAGGTACGCGGGTTCACCCAGTACCGCATCGCCGGGGCGGGCTTCAACGTCTGGCTGGATGCCACCAAGGTGCACGCCGCCGGGCTGGAGACCACCGTGGACCCCGGGCGGCCCTACGAGGTCAACCGGGACAACTCCACCACGCTGCCCTACGACCCCTCGCCGCAGTACCACACCGACCTCTTTCGCCAGGAGCAGACCATCCTGCCCGGTGACTACGAGATCGACCCCGAGGACCGGCTGCGCTCGTCGGACTCGCTGACGCTGAACAAAAAGAGCCCCAACCGCCCCTACCCCGGCCCGAACCCGGACTTGTTCGCCAAGACCTCGGCCTACCACTACAGCGAGTTTGAGGACACCGATCCCGAGCGCCCAGAATGGGGTAGCGACGAGTGGCACCGCGACCTGCCCGACGTGGAGCGCACTTTCGACGCCGCCTGCCGCCCGGCCGGGCTCTCGGATCGCTACGCGCACATCATCGAGGCCGCCGATCACTCCGAGGTCGGCCAGTTCCGCGCCGACCCGCTGGGCTACCTGCAGCGCACCGCGCACGTGCACATCGCCGGGGAAGAGGGCTATCTAGAGCAGAAGTTTGCCGACTACACTCACTTGCTCGACGCCGATCCGGCGATGCGCACCGCCGCCTGGAAGGACGTGGCGGCCAAGGCCAAGGCTCTGCGCGCCGAGGGCCGGGTGCACCCCGAGGACATCGGCCCCAACCGGATCATGGCCAAGGTCGAGGGCGACAACGGCACTTATCAGACGCTGGTGCTGCGTGGTCCCGGTTATGCCGGGATTGGCAAGGGGGCTAACTCGGCCACCTTCTCCTGCACCTGCCAGTGGGGCAAATGGGCGTTCAAGCGCCAGTTCACCTTCGTCGGGCGGATGTGCAGCCACGCCCTGGCCACGCTTTGGGAGCTGCAGAGCCACTCTGCCAAGGGCAACTCCGGAACCTTCAAGGCTGCCGGGGTGGTGGAGGACTTTAAGAAGTGGGCCGAGGAGAACAATGACGGCCACTTGGACGACACTTCGATTGAAGACTTCATCAATACCTCCGAGGACGACGTGTCGCGCGAGGATGCGGCCAAGCTCTACGAGTACCTCGATGAGCACCTGCAGGAGGCTCCTGAGCGCGACTACGACATCCCCTACACCCTCGATAATGACGAGGCCTACAAGACCGCCGCCGACGCCGAGGTGGCGGTGCTGCGCACCCGCCCGGAGAGCCTGACTCCCGATCTGCGCATCGTGCCGCAGAACCGTGAACACGACTGGACCGATGTCACCGAGGACGACCGCACGACCACCGGCCCCGGCCAGATCATGACCGGCTCGCAGGACGGGCACTTAGAGATCGACTGGGAGGGCGAGCATCACCCCGACGTGCCGCAGTGCCCGTCAGACGGTCATGAGGACGTGGGAGAGATCCTGCACTTCGCCAATTTCACGGCCCGGCTACACACCGCTGATGACGGTGGGTTTGAGCACAGCGACACCGATGTGGGCGGCAATCCCCATCTGCCGGGCTGGCTCAAGGGTATCGGCCATGGTCTCGCCGAGGCTTTCGATCCCAATCCTGCCCACAGCTATGGCACCGATCCCCGCAGTGGGCTGGAGAAGCCCTCTGCTCCCGCAGACACCTCGACCGGACTGGATCTCTCGGGCGTGGAGACACTTAGCGGTGAGCATCCGGGCACCTCGGGCGTGGATACCTCCTCGGCCAGTGGGATCGGCAAGAATACCGGTGGAGATCTGAGCATCACCGATTACCTGCACCCCCAGGGCGCTCCGGCCGCTTCTGCGGGGACTGCCGCTCCCGCTGTGCCCGCCCCGGCTGGTCAGGGAGCACCCCCGGCTCCCGGTGCTCCTCCGGCTCCTGCCACCCCGGGTTCACCGGGCGCTCCCGGGACTGCGCCTGCAGGGGGCTCCAGCGCCGGGCACTTCAACGATGCCGGGGATTATGTGGTCGGTCAGGGGGACACGCTCTCGGGCATCATGCAGTCCCACGGCGGGGGTGACTGGCACTCGTTGGTGAATCAGAACAAGGGGGACATCGGCACCCAGGGCACCAACATCGAGACCAATCCCGATCTGATCCACCCCGGTGACGTGTTGCACGGGGTGCCCGGTGCGCCCAAACCACCGGCTGCTCCGGGGACCGACACCTCGGGCAATGCCGCCTCGGGAGCCGGGGACGAGACGTTGTTCGGCCAGGACAACAAGCCCGGCAATGCCGGTGCGCCCCCGGCAGCCCCCGCTGCTCCACCACTGCCCGCAGGGGTCGGATCGACCGGCGGAGGCGCTAACCCACTGGCCAACCAGGCCTTGCCCAACGACGCCAAGGCGGGGCAGTCCCCCATTGACAACACCAATCACAGTAAGTCGGGTCGTCGCCGTTACAGCGAGGACATGCGTCCCGACACCGGGGAGGCCGCCGGGAAACTTGATCAGCTCCGGGAGAAGTCGCAAGACGACTTCCACCCTCAGCACATGGATTCCTACAATGACGAGATCCGCGATCTGGTGGATGATCTCCAAGACGCCGGGGTGGATGCCAGCCCGATTGTGGCCCGGCTGCACCAGGCCGACAACCCCGCCGATGGCAATCCCGACTTCGCCGGGATCTCCTCGCCGGGCTGGGCCGACGAGCCGTTCTCGGGCTCGGGGCCCGATCACCGCCGCTATTTCTCGGACTCGGCATCCTATGTCGCCGACCATGAGCGTCCGCACATCGAGGACGACTGGTATGACGATGATGGCGAGGACATCGTGAAATTCAACGACTCACGCAGCCGTCCCCAGCAGGGGCCCCGACACTCCTCGGCCACCGTTAAGCGCCACGGCGGCCCGCGCCGCTCCCCGCGCATCGATCCCGGAACACGCCAGCAGCGCCAGATGCTGCGCCATGCCGAGGGCATTGCCCCCGCCGAGGAGGAGGCCACCTCGCTGCCCATCCCCGATACCGCCGATCCGCTGGCCGACTCCACCGACATCGTGGCCAATTTCCAGCGCTCTGCGGCGGCCGCCGACCTGATGAGCAATGCCCCCTCCGGGGGTGGCGGCGGTGGCCGGTTCTCCGATGACGACATTGCCAACCATGCCCGCGAGGCGATGTTGCGCACTGCCGGGCGCAGGTTCACCTTGGCCGAGCAACGGGAGCTGGAGGAGGAAGAACACCATCTCGGGGCCAGGAACATGCCCACCGACGCTGATCTGGCCGGGACGCACTACCTCATGGGCCGCTGATGGATGTCGAAGATCTGGCCCTGAATCCGGCGGAGTTGGTCCAGGAGCGCGAGCGCCGTGAGATCCATGCCGCACATGCCCGATGGGCCGAGTCCGATCAGGCCAAACAGCTGCTCATGCCGTATCGGCATGGTAGGTATGCGGCTATTGAGCCGGGCTTTGAATTCAAGCCAGGTTTTATTTACACCCAGGTTCGGGCCATCTCGGCCCGCATCAACCAGAATTACGATGCGTGGCCCAGTGAGGAACTCAAGAAGTCTTTTCGGACTTTTATCGGCAAGCCTATTTTTGTCAATCATCAGAATTTCGATCATCGCAAGGCTCGCGGCAAAGTGGTGGCTGCGCGCTATGTGGATGCTGGTGATGACCGCTATGTCGATACCGTCATGGAAGTGGACGCCCAGCGCTTCCCCAAGCTGGCTCACGAGTTAAAGACCGGGGGCCTGGACTCGGTGTCCATGGGTGTGGAGGCCGGGTTCACCAAGTGCTCGATCTGTGACAACAAGGCCGTCGATGTCCCGGACTTCTGTGCGCACGTCAAGTACCACAAAGGCTCCACGCTGCCGCACGCCAAGACCGGCAAGCCCACTCTGGTCTATGAGAACTGCTACAAGCTCGCGTTCTTTGAGCTGAGCTATGTCTTCGACCCGGCCGATGAGACAGCGGTGGTGTCGCGGGTGATCGCGGCCAGTAACAAGAAAGCTCAGGCCGAGGAGGAGCCCATGCCCGACGAGATCGTGGAAGGTCAGATGCCAACCGGACAGATGCCCACCGCGCGCCGTCGCCGCGCCGAGACCTATCACGGCGAGGGCGACGTGGAGAAGAAGTCGGGACCGTTCCTCGGTGAAGACGGGTCTTTCCCGGTCGGTACCCAGAAGGACAAGAACGACGCCAAGGACGTATGCAACTTCCCCTCGGTGCGCTCCAAGAACCCCGAGGAGTGTGCCAAGGCCGACAAGCTCTCTCGGGTGGAGGCGCGGATCAACCGACTGGCTTACGGCGAAGTGGAAGCGCCGGAGGACGTAGACACCCTCAGAGATGAGTCTGAGGATGACAATGATGATTTCAAGCATTATGTGGAGTCTCCCAAGGAACTCCAGCAACCCAACTTAGACCGCACCCAGCAATTGGACCGCACTCAGGAGTCCGAAGGCCTTGATACCCCTCGGCGGGTGGAGCAGGTCGAGGACGTGGGTGGTCATTTGATGGGCCAAGAACCAAGAAATAGTGACCGCCGCGATATTGAGGAGATCAAACTCATGGCTCATACACTGGTCGATCCCCGCACCGGGAAGCGCTATGTCGCGGCCGACGAGGACGAGCAAGGCCCCCCGCCCGACTTCGGTGGCGAGGACGAGGCTGGTGACGACGACGACTCCTACATGGGAGGCGACGACAGCAGCGACGACGACAGTGGCGGTGATGACCTGTCGGGCAAGTCGGATGCCGAGCTGCTGGCCGAGGCCGAGGAGGACCTGGGTCGTGCCGAGGCCGAGATGGGCTCCGAGGACGACGGTGGCGACGAGGGCGACTGGGGCAGTGATGACTCCGGTGATGACGCCGCTGACGACTTCTCCGGTGACGACGACCTCGATGACGCCGGGGGCACCCCCGATGAAGACGTGCCGCCGTTCGTCGGAGGTGGCGACGAGGACGAGGATTCCGGCCCCCCGCGTGAGGGCCGCCGCCGCAACCGTAAAGCCAAGAAAGGACGCCAGCCCATGGGCCTGCAAGCACGTAACCGGGTGGCCACTGCTGGCCGCCGCCGCCACTACGCCGATGACCAGGGCTACACCGATGGCGGTCCTTACGGGGAGAACGACCAGGGCGAGCAGGAGGACGTGTTCATCTCCCAGACGCCGGGCACCGAGCCGGTGGCCGCGCCCACTCCGGGTGATGACACGATCTCCAACACCGAGAACAATCTGGTGGAAGCCCGGTTGCGTCGCCGCATCCAACAGCGCAATGCCGAGCTGAAGCGCGACATCATCGCCTATGAGCAGATCACCGGCCGCCGGGTGGCCAACCGCCACTATGCCGAGGACGACAACCTGCCCAACCTGCCCGATCAGTCCACCCGGGGCACCGAGACCCCCGACCAGGTGGACCCCACCGTGGACGACCCGGCCGGAGAGGACCTCACCGGTGACAACTTCACCTCGGTGGCTCTCGATGGTGGCTCGGGTGCCGAGACCCAGCCCAAGGACGCCAGCGTGCGTGCCTTCAAGGCCTTCGACAACTGGCTGGCCCGCACCACCGGGCGCACTGCTGCCCAGCATGGCAACCCCAACTTCATTCGGCGCAGTGCCGCGCACTACTGCCAGGCCGCTGGGGTCCCGGTGGAATCGCTGTTCCCCAAGCTGGGAACTGTGTTGCGCCAAGCCAGAAAGAATGAGAGGAGTGGCTCCATGAGACGACGTGCGGATGAGAAGCTGGATGTTGCGGCTCCGCAGGATCGTATTGATGTGGAGGCTCCGGTCAGTGATGTCACTGATCAAGAGGCACAGGCCAGTCAGTACAGCCTTAGTGACTTTGGCGATAACGCCGGGGACAATGTGGCTGATCCTGAGCTGAGCCCGGACTCGCAGACCTGGGCACCGGGGGAAGGTGACTCGGCAGCCGGATCGAACCGGGAGTCCTACCGCAAGGCCAGCGGCATTGCTGCGGTGCGTTACGCAGAAGCCTACATCAAGGCCGGTCTTGCGCCTGACACCCCCGAGGAGAAGTGGAAGATCGCCGGGCTCGCGCAGAACATGCGTCACGCCCAGATCGTGGACCGGACGAACCTGCTGGATGCTGTCAATCAGGTCAACCGCGCTCGCACCGCTCGTCGCACCGCCGCCACCAACGGCTCGCGTATCCCGCAAGGGCTGACGCAACGTCAGCTGACGGCCGGTAGCCGCAGCGCTGCCGCCAACGACCCGTCTAGTGACTTCGCCCTCTTCATGAAGGGCTAATCGGTCTATTTCTTAATTGAAAGGCTAAGGAGACCATGTTCTACGCACCGATTTCCAACCCTGCGCTGAAGAGAAGCATTCGGCCGATTTTCGCGCAGCACCAAGCGACCACCTGGCCGGGCTTTTTGGACCCGAACTGGAATCGCAGCTTCGACATCTATCCGGGCACCGTGATGTGCCGCCTGGAAAAGGAGATCTACACTCCTTACACCGGGGCGGGCAATCAGCGTCCGTTTGGCCTCTCGGCCTTCTTCGTCTCCCCGCAACTGGGGGTGGACGAGGTGACGGCCACCGGCACCAACCTGTTCACGGTATGGGTCGGCGGCGAGCAAGCGGTCTTTGAGATCCTGGCTCCCGGTTTCGACCAGACCGCGAACTGGACGGCGGCCAATGTCACCGATGGTGGCTACCAGCTGCTGACCGCCACCAACCAGGGTCTGCTGACTCCCACGGGTGTCACCGAGGCCAATGCCATCGCCGAGCTGATCGACGTGGAGTCCACCGACAAGATCCTGATCCGGATGAACCGCTTCGCCTTCGGCGGTGCGACGACTCCGACCCTGCCCACCCCGTAAGAAAGCTAAGGAGACAACCACCATGACTGCCGCTATTCCGCAGGCTCTCGGTTCGGGGTTGCAGCGCACTGCACGCCATTCCGAGGACTACGTGGCCGATATCCAGTCCATGATGGACAAGATGGGCGGCCGCAAGCTCTCACACCGCCAAAAGCAGGCCAAACTGCAGCACATCCTCGCCGACCGTCAGCATGGCATCATGCGCCTCGGTCAGTCGATGATCGGCCCGATCCAGCTGCAGCTCCGCTACCAAGGCATTCTGCGCAATGTTTTGCTGGAAGACACTCTGACTCCAGGCGTGCCGATTCAGTACGACGTGCTGGACGACCTCGGTCAGGCCTACATGCTGCACGGCGACGAGGGTGAAATCAAGATCACCCCGTTTGAAGGAAAGCGCGTTGAGGTGCGTCTTTTCCGCATCGCGTCGTTCCCGAAGATCAAGAAGGAAGACCTCTACTACCTGCGGTCCAACATCGTGGAGTACACCCAGGACTACACGAAACAGGCCATCATGCGCCAAGAGGACTCCCGCCTGATCACTTTGCTGGAGGTTGCGGCAGCAAACTACCAGCTGGTGGACACCTCGGCCGTGCCCGGCACCGGCTCGTTGCCCAACGAGATCACCATCGCCGGGTCCACGCTGATGCCGAGTGATCTCTACACCGCCGTGACCTTCACCGACCAGCGCATGCTGGATTCCTCGCGGCTGCTGTGCAATCCGCAGGAATACCGGGACTTTTACCGCTGGGACATCAACACCACCGGCTGGGCGTTCAAGGATTCGGTGGTCGCGGGCGAGAAGATTGTCCAGTTTGGTGAATTCCAGATTGGTAAGTCAATCATCATCCCGCGCGGCACGGTGTACCTCACACCTGAGCCAGAATTCCTCGGCGTATTCCCGGTGATGTACTCGCTGGATGTCGAGGAGAACAACCAGGTGGAACAATTCCACAAGGGATGGGTCATGGATGAGCTTGTGGGGATGGCTGTGCTTAATCCGCGCGGCATCATCATATTAAGGAAGTCCTGAGAGACATCCTCATCCATGATCTGACAGTTTGACGATCAACAGAGCCTCCGGTACAGTCGGGCGATCCCCGACCCCGGAGGTTTTCTGTGCCTAACGTCAACAAGCGACCCGAGAAGGACTGTCCCACCTGCGGTAAGCACTTTGCCTGCGTGCGCCCTGAGCAGGTTTATTGCTCCAAGAAGTGCATCCAGGGCAAGGGTCGCAAGTACAACGTCTGTCCTTGTGGAGTGAACACTGGTAGCTATCAGAAGAAATACTGCTGTCCCGAGCATCGTGAGAAGTGGGGCAAGAAGAAGGCTCCCACTCGTATGTTGCAGCATGTCTGCCAGAACTGTGGTAAAACTTTTGAGCGTCCTTGGTTCTATCCCAACAAGAAGATGTTTTGCTCGATCAAGTGCTCCAATCAACAGCACAGCCGTTATCGTGCTCGGCACTATGAGTTTGGTCAACTTCATCTCACTAGTAGCTACGAACTGCGTTTTGCGGCTTGTCTGGAGCGCCTGCAGATTGACTGGAAGCCGTGGCCCGATGACCGACCTTTCGTGTATGACGATCACGAGTATCGTCCCGACTTCTTGGTAGGGAACTTGGCAGTGGAGACCAAGGGGTGGGATCGTCCTGGTCACCCCCAGACAGTCATGCGAGATAATTGGGATATGCCAGAAAAGTTAGTATTGATAGATCGTGAGCGACTCAATGAGTGCGAGCATATTTTTAATCGACA